TGATACTCATACTCTTTACCATCAGGGCCGATACCTTTGATGGTTCGCGCAACTTCCTGCTTGCCCAAGTTATCCAGCTTTGATAACGCTTCAATCTCAGCAGGGGATACACGGTTAGCCAATAGATTGGGCACGTTCAGTATTGGCTTGCCTTGCATTGAAGGCATACCGACTTTCGGGCCTTGGCTGAACATCTCAACGCCGTTTGACTCTGGAATAGACAGAGTGCCAGCACTAGCCGCTGGAGTCATCCAAGGGTTCGCCATTGCAGCGTCCTTCTTTGCCTGTGCTGCTGCTGTGGCTTTCTTGGCTTCAATCTCTGCTTGGTAGTTATCCATCTGCGCTTGGCGGTACTTCTTCATCTGTTCCGCTTCAGACGCCTGCGCCTGTCGATCCAGCGCACCGCCGTAGCCCATCACGCCAGCCATACCAGCGCGGCCTAGATTGTTAAATGGTGTGCCCTGTCGAGCGCCAGCCATGCCGCCCATCACAGCAGATAGCAGCCCCTGCCCTTCAGGTGTTTTGATGAAATCGCCAAATCCGTCGAGTAGTCCAGCCATGTTTAGCCCCACTGTGTTTTACGTTTGAGTCGCTCTTGATCTTCAGGGGTCATCTGGACGCCCTGCTGATATATCTGCGAGAGTAGTTGCGGCCCCTGCGTGTCAGCCTGCGGAGTTTGTCCGGGGCGTACTGGTTGAACAGGATCATCAGCAAGCAAGCCAAGTGCATCTTTGGCTGTACTTGCAGCCTGCATATAAGGCTTTGCACCACCACCAAAGGCAGATGCACCTTCTCCAAACTTCTGGATGCCTGCCAACCCATTGACAAGTGCCGATGGTTGAGCGCCAACAGAGCCAGCAAGTAGCTGCTCACCTATCGGGCCAAAGCCTGCGTTTTGTGCGGCAATCATTGCTGCCTGAGAGCCTGCGCCACTTGCAGCACCGCTACCCAACAGGCCAGCAGTTGCCTCTGCACCACCGATGCCAGCCAATCCACCAGCGCCACCAGCCAATGCGGGGGCCAATGCGCCAGCAGTTGCCGCAGTGCCTCCGATTAGTAGCGCCGTAGTCAGCGGGTCTTTGAATAGTTTGCCAAATAAACTCATTTGCCGCCACCCCCGCCGCCAGTGGTTGTTTGTGTAGATGTGGAACCAGACGAACCGAGTAAGCCTGCGTAAGCGCCCATCTGCTTGTAGGGCAGGTTCTGCTGCTCTTGGAACTGGTTGTACTGGAAATCTTTGTTCTGCTGTGCTTGGTCTTGCATCTGACCTCCAGCCTTCATCAACTGAGCCGCATCGTTGTAGGACTGATTGCCGTAGGCTGGAGCCAACTGGAGCGCAGACATTTGGTTTGCGCGGTCAGTGTTGTACGCATTTCCGTACATCTGAGTGGCAATGTCGCCCATCTGCTGTGCGCCGGTCTGAGCGATGCCTGAGTTGCCGAATGAGCCAGAACGGGCCTGTAGTGCGCCCATGTTCGCCATCACACCCGTCTGTGCCTTGTTGACCATGCTGTCAAGGTAGGGGTTTGTGTTCCCGCCTTGGAGGGTCTGCTGCAAGGTGGACTGCGCCTGATTCATCGTCGGGTCACCGTTGATGGCCCTGTTCTGAATCATGCCGATACCGGCCTGCTGAGTCCCGTTCATGTCAGCAAATCGCTCACCTGTGTACGGAGTAAAGCCAGCCTTCTGGACATTCCCAGCAGCTTGGGTTGCGTAGTCGATTAACGGGCTGAATCGCGCATCAATCGTGTTTGTCGTAGTTTGAGGTGCAGAACCACCACCGCCAGAACCGCCGCCGCCGTAGATGCGGCCTCCGGGCTTGCAGCGTGTTGCGCTGTCGCCAAATGGCTCACCAGCCTCATAAAGTTGACGTTTTGAAATCATGCTGACACCTCTAGAATTTCGTACACGGGCTTGAATCCCGCCTTCATGCGATACAGCCGCGCCTGTGCTTCTTTAGCAGCGCAGCGAACCTTTGAGCAGCCCAAGTCCCTTGCGAGTTGTTTGATAGCTTCAAAGAACATTTCAAATTGACCGTTGTGAGCGACCAAATCCGTAATGAATAAGACCCTGACGTTTGGCAGTTGATCCACACGAACCACACCCCATCCAACCGTCTTACCCTCAATTGTCATTTCTAGTAAAGAACGCTCACCACGGGAGAGAATCATTCTTAACTGCGAACCCGTAATTTCTCCACCAGATACATCGCAGGCTTCGTGCAGGCAATGTGCGCCCCTTGCCCATGCAATGTCGATGTGCGTTGCGGGGACGGGGATGAGTTGCATCAGTTGCCTGTCAGGTAACGCGCCTGCACCCATGTCCCCGGCGTACCGCTTGCCACGCAAAGCCAGCCAGCAATCACATACTTCGCCAATGCAGTTCCAGCCTCTTCGGGGGTCTTGTTCTTCACAAAGTCACCCTGCGTCCAAGTGCCTGAAGTTGGGACGGACGTTTGTGCGTTGTAGGTGGCAGAAACAAGCCCCTCTGAGAGCGCGTTTACCTGCTGGGCTACTTGTCTATACCAAGCGTCCGTATCGGCGTCTACGGGCTTTCTGGGGGTCTTGTTGAGCTTCACTAAACAGTCCCTTCCGGCTTGAGCGTGTAGCCAATGGCAAGAATCCTGAAGTCGCCAGTGAAGTCGAAGGTCGCACGATGCCACCGCGATGAATCAAGTACGTCAAACCGCCCGTCATTCATGGACGATGTTGATGCGGGTGTCGGTGAGTCGCCCATCTCCATCTTGGTAAACGTCTGGACGTTGGCAGATGCTGGCTTGTAGCCCGGTGCAAATCTAAGTCGGATGGCAGACAGGAGCGAAACGGTGTCATCGTCGCCCGTGTCACCTGTGGTCATCGATGATGTGGTGCTTGGGCCGGTGATCGACTGAAGCTGGTGCGATACGTTGAAAGCCGCCAGAGAGCGCCCACCGACCAGCCAGAATTGTGAGTCGAAGGAGAACGAAGAAAGCCCGTCAATCGTCGCTGATAGCGTTGGGAGGTCATCAATAGTGAACCCACCAGAAACGTAGTTCAGCGTAGCCTCAACGGTGATGTTCACTGCGCCCCACAGCTTGGACTTCATGTGGTAGACCAATGCACGGTCTGGAACGCTGGAGGTCGCAGAGCAGTAAAACACCCACACCACGTTGTTCTGCCGGTCACACACGCACTGCGTCTTGTATCGGTAGTTGGGACTTGAGTTGTTGTAGAACCACTGACGGAGCAGTTCATCACCCACAGGGACAGGGCGGGAACCGTCGAACAGCCAGAAGTTATCCTGACCAACGATGAAGTGAGCGCCACCAATGTCTGCCCATGCGTCTTGACCGATACACCCAGCGTCCCCACCGGGAACCTGCGCCCAATCCCAAACGGATGGAGCGCCTACGAATTGCCCGATGAAGATGGACTTTTCTTTGTAGGCAACGGCGTACTCGCCCAACCGCCCACCGGCAGTAAATTGCCCCGGCTGAGACACAACCCGACCAGAGGCGCACAGGGTAGCGATGTTGGGCGTCCAGCTTGTTTCGTCGTAGGTCGCGCAGCAGTGCCAACCGTCAGGCTTTGAAGTCCCGTCATTGGTATAGAGCGCCATGATCTGCGTACCAACGGAGAAGATGATCTTCGCCTTGGGAGCGCCAGCGATAGCAGTGAAACCAGCACCAGAACTGCGCTGAATTGCCTCTGCGAGGTTCGATGCAAGCGTGGAGTTGCCGAATTGGGCAATCGACCAGCGGGTGTCTAATGTGCCTGTGTAGGTCAGCCCTACGTCAGTCCAAGCGCCACTAGAGAGTTCATAGAGTTTGGTCTGTGTGCCAGCAAATACCCTGCGGGTGTCATCCAGCTTTGTGACCACAGCAGCGCCACGGCACTCAGCAGCTAATGCAGGAACACCTGACGGTGTGGCCCCGGTAGGAGCACCACGCATCCCCTGCTCATAAGGGATCATGTTGATGACGGACGTTAAGACTCCGGAAGTGCTTGGGTCTGCATCTGGAGCGAACCCGATCAACTTATCCACGGCGCACCTTTATCTGCATGGAGCCAGTGGCGGGGTGTCCACGGCGCTCAGAGAACCGTTTAACAGAGTCAACGGACATGGTGACGTTCTGCGTCAGTTTTGCCACCTCTGCATCGTTGCGGGTGTACTTCGCTCCCTGCAAGCAGGATGCGTCAAGGTAGAGTTCTGGTGCGTTCTCCAACAGCCAGTTTGTCGAGACTGAGCCTGACAGGTTCTGAATTGCGGGGATGTAATAAAGGGTATAGGTCTGCCCGTCAGACGCGCCCCAAATGCGGAGTTTGTTGTTCTCTAGCGAGTAGAACGCTGGAGCCGAACTGGTAGCTGTTGGAGCGTCTGCCAGAGATATGTAATCAAGCGCCCGAGCAGCACCGCCGTAAGTGACAGACACGCGAGAAACAGAACCAAAATCAGCAGGCAAATCTGCATAGCCGCTTGTAGTAGTACCATCGACAGATACCTGCATTTCTTTGATGTGCAACTCACGGAAAAGGTACGCCTCTGCCAACTCAATGAAGGTCGGAATCTGCGATGCCAAGTCGGTGCGGTGCAGATAACTTGCCACCTGAGTTTGCAGTTGTGTGTAGTTCATTTCAGGAATTTGTTAAACGTCACAAACGCAGGGTTGGACTTGAGCCAAGTAATTGCGAACTTTTGGCGCTCCTCTGCGCTCTTTAGCTTGAGCAGTTCTGCGTAGACAGCCATTGGCATTTCTCCAACCTTCGTGCCCACACCCTCACCCCAGCGGTAACCATCAGTTGCGGCCCTCTGCGCGTGGGCGCGTTCAAGAAACGGCTGTGCGTCATA